CCTGTAACAGATACAGAGGCAGGAGCAACAATTGTTACGCTACCAACTTGACCTGTTGCAGTCATATCTCCTGCGAACACAGGAACTCTTTGGAATGTGTTTAGAGTTACCGCTCCAACCGACCCTGTAGCTGCAATACCCGTGGTGGGTATATTGTCAGCATCACCAATAACGGAGGCAGTGCCCACTGCTCCAGTAGCCGCGATACCCGTGAGAGATACAATTACCCCATCACCGTCAATAATCGTTAAGCTGCCTACTTCTCCAGTGGCTGCGATTCCAGTGACATTTACATCTACGGCACCATTAAAGCTTATGGAGCCAACAGATCCTGTCATTGTCAGATCAACAATACCACTCCAAGCACCATCCCCAAAGCCGCCTAAACCCCAAGGGGATCGAAGAAGACGAACATCTACACCACCACCTTGAACAACGGTTGCTGTATCAACGACACCCGTGGCAGATATGCCAGTAACCAGTACGTTGTTTTGATCCGTTTTAAGGCTTACTGTTCCAACAGATCCTGTAGCCGCAAGACCTACAGGAAGAACTGTATTATTGCCTTTTGCAGTGACGCTTCCAACAGATCCTGCGGCCTGTAATCCTGTAGTTGGAACATTGATATCATCTCTTTTGGTAGCAGTGCCAACTTGACCTTGCATTGCTCCAATAGTAGATTTTTCACCGCCCCAAGCGGTTACACCAAATCCTTCTTCACCCCAACCGTTGAGAGTATGACCAACACGAACGGGGACCGCCTCATTCCAAGCGCCCTCGCTCCATGTTCCACGACCCCAACCGTTGATGTTCGCCATAGCGAAAGCCTTACGCTATACGGATAATCGCGTTAGATGCGTCAGCCGTTGGGAAAACAATCTGAAAGTCTCCAGATGTAGAAGACTTGTTAGACCCAAAGTCTAAGACAACAACTGTGTCAGTCGTTCCTGATCCTGCGCCTGTAGTTGTGTTGTATATCAACGCACCACGAGCAGTGATTGTTGCAGAGGTATATGTCTTATCTGCAAAGTCTGTAAGAGCAGTTGTTCCAGAAGTTGTAGGTGTTACGTTTGTCAACGCTCCTCCACCCGCTGTATATGAACCCGAATTACTTACTTCGTTAGATGAAGTGTATGCTGTAGTAGCAGCATTAAACGAAGCATTGTTATCGTACAAAGCTAGTTTAAAAGTGTCGCCACTTGAGTTTGTAAAGTTGTGACTACCTACAAGCAACTCTTGCTTAAAAGAAGTACACATAAAGTTTCCAGAAAAGGCCATGTTAAAGTCTCCTTATAAGTTCAGCCAGTTGGGGATGACCCGCATCTTTAATTGCATTGTGCACTGTTGTGCGGTCACTACGAATAGCCTGTCTCATATAATATGCAACAAGCGTCTCAACATGCTTTGAAAAAGCATGAGCTTGATCTCTGATACCTGGATGGGCATTTTCAGAAACCGAAATAATTTTTTCTACACATTGTTCCGCTAGTTCTTCAGGAGTAAACCCCCTGTTCTCTGTAGTTCTAACGCCTACAATCTGCTCATTCTGTGGTACACTTACATCTATTTTAAACATTATGTTTTCTCCCTGAGAACTTTACCTCGTCGGTATTCATCAGTAGTTTCTTTTGCTTCACCCAATTGTTTAAGGCCAATTAAGGATTCTTGAAAGCGTTTATTATACATGCTCATAACATCCTGTTCACCCTTCATGTATATATACGCTTCTATCAATGATCCATACAACATAGACATCTCAGCATTTTGACTCAACCAAGTTGTTCCACTCCCTGATCCCGCAGTTAAACTGTTAGGGCGATAGAAGTAATGAAGCTCTGCGGTGAATGTAGTGTTCGGAGTTGGGGCCAATATAAAATTATCCACATCGAAAACCGCGTAATATCGAGGAGATCCCGTAGTTGTAGCATCTGGAGTATAGGTTTGTATAAAACTTGGATCTTTAAAATCTATAAAAAACTTGTCTCCGTCTGTTCCGGCTAGGCTCAGAGAAAAAGGAGCTAAAAAGTCACTAGGACAAGCTAAAAACTTATTACTGGCTGTTGTAGAAGCCGTAGCATTCTTACGAAACAAACTAAGCTGCACGTTTTTTAATATTCGTTCTTCCGCTATTCGTATAAACAATGGAAGATTTGTTACGAAAGAAGTTTCATCGTTTTCCGTATAATCTTGAATAGCTGTTTTAAGTTGATCGTATGTAAAACTCATGGCGTGTTAATCTGACCTCCCATACCGCTATGGTATTGGCAATAGTAATACAGTGTTGGAGCACTAGCCGCTACAGTTATTTGAGTTGTGTATGCACTGTCATCTTTTACAACACCTGTTGTATACTCTGAACCGCCACCGTGTGTGCCATCTGAGGTAGTTGAAAACCTTAAAGGATGACCTGTTGCTGAAGACCAATTAAAAATATAAGTTCTTCCCTCGTTTAAGTTGAGAGTGGCCTGTAAAACAGTGTCAATATAGTACCTATTACCTGATCCTGGGTTAGATACCGTAACTGCAAAAGTGTCAGAGATTACGTTTGTAATTGCACCAACCGTGCCTGTGCCTGCAATACCAGTCACGTTCACACTTACATTTGCGCTAGTAGTATTGACTGTGACAGAACCAACTGCACTTGCTCCCGCTGAACCTGTTACGTTTACAGCCTCGTTACCCGTATCCGATATTGTTATTGTAACAGTCCCAACCTCTCCTTGAGCAACTAAGTTGTTTGGTGGTGTTACCCCTGGTATGTCTCTAAAACCAACAGGATTGTATCCATGTTGGATAGCTCTTTGTTCTGGCAACTCTGTCTCTGGTCTAGGTCCGCGTAAAGCTTGTGGATCTGGAAACGCTCTTGGTGGAAACAACTGTGGATGCTTAGTCTCAAACTCATCAGGACCGACCTTGGCACCCGTCCACTCTGTCTTCATCTCACGAAGACGGTAACGGCGACCTGACCGATCCGATATACCGTAAGCATTTCTTCCACTAGCGTAGGACATTACACCCTCAGATAACTCAAACTAGGCTGCAACTTCAAAGGTGTTCGTCCTTGATCCTCGTCCGCTGCACGTTGGAACTCTTCTTCATAAACAGACTTCAACATCTGTATGCGATCTGGTGCTCGTTTCATTGAAATGTAGTAAGCTAACCCCGCCACCATACAAGGAAAAAAACGAAAAGGCATATCAGTAGTATTAACAAGAGTGTCTGCATCTTCGATCCTACGAACATAATAATAACGAACTTGGTCTGTGGAGTTTTCAGGAGTAGACCACAAATACATCACAGGAGTAATCTGCCTGTCCAAATAGTATTGACTAGGCCTGCCCTGAGTGGTTTTATTTGGAACTGTTGCATAGTCGCCACGGCTTATTCTTTGCATTTCAAAGTCTGTGCTACTGCGTCTAACTACAACATCCAACACATCTACAACATCAGAAGCTAACGGGTAAGAAGAAGTACCTTGTGTTACAGTGAAGTTTGCTTCTTTTACTGTCCACAAGTTAAGGCCACGATTAGCCCAGTCTGCAAACATCAGGTTCATAGACCTACGTGCTGTCTTAGCATCATAGCCCGTGCGAACTTCTAGCCCACATCTTTCGTATGCTTCCTCAATTACCTCTGCTACATCGAGGTTAAAGTCTCTTGATCCTGATGTTGTCATTGTATCAACTCATATGTGGTTTCTGATTTGTCTTCACATTCACCGCGCCACCATTCTTATAGCCCATACGAGCAGCAACTTCAGGTGCTTTCTTTTTTAAAGCTCTGATTCCTTTGCCCTTTGGACCTTCAGGTATCGGTTTCTTCTGTTCCATCATTATCCTCCTGGTTATAAAGATTATCGAATACTCGATTAACATCTAGTGTATAGTCTAAATCACTTTTTGAATAGTGTGTATGTTGTGAAGGTCTAAAGTCTGGTGCGCCCTCACCTACTGCAAACCAAGCAGGATGTGTAACTCTTACTCGATTATTCGGTAAAGCTACTATATTTCCTGTCCACTCTCCTGCATCCAACAACTGCATCACATGGCTTTGTTTATGTTGTGCCGGATCATCCGCAATCTCAGAGTCTGTGTAGTCTACAGTAAAGAGATATTTAGCCGGAAACATCTCACCGTTTATTTTGGCTAACCAAGGACATGGTGTAGCTCTTTCTAATGTATATACTGCATGATGATGTGAAGAGCAGTCCCAAGGCTGCGCATCATGTGTTGCCATAGGTTCAGGCCACTCTTCGAGCGGGATGTCTGCAACCAGTGCTGTGATAGGCATTCTTGCCCACATTGCACCACCATGAACGGTATCCTCTTCTTCGTCTTCAGCTTCACAACCAGTAAAGATTACCTGAAAGCTAAGAGATCGATTTGGAAGCGTAGTTACAGCAACAACCATAGCATGTAGAAATTCGCCATGATACTTCTCATGATTGTGAGTGTATTCACGACGAACCCATGCTTTGAAATAAGGGATGTTACTTTGTAGGTATGACATTTATTTAGAAGATTCCTTTGAATCCTGATCCTGAAACCTGCGCTCCACCAACTCTGCCACCTTTAGCCATACCCTTGGGCTTGACCTTGCCACCCATCTTCATTCCCTTGGGTTTAACCTTGCCGCCCATCTTCATCCCTTTAGGCTTGACCTTACCACCCATTTTCATTCCCTTGGGTTTTATCTTGCCACCGTTACGATAGCCTTTTTTCTTCATTGCCATGTGAGTTCTCCTTTTAGAACTGTTTAACTGCACCTTGTGTGCGTTTACGCCGATCTTCCATTACTGCACCGCAACCTTTTGCCACTACTGTACCTTTCTTGGTCTTCCCCTTGAACGGCCTTTTTGGTTTGGTTGTTTGGATTTCACCTCCGTTTTTGAGGTTTTTAACTTCTGCTTTTTTTGTGTTTTTGACGACTGTTTTTCCTTTTTTTCCAGCTTTTTTCTTTTTCTTTGCAGTCGCTGCTCTATCCTTTTTAGAAAGAGAACGTGCTTTAGCTGCCGGAAGACATCGGTCAGGATTCTTTTTATCTTTTGAAGTCCCGCACTCACCTTTGATACTACCATCTGTTCCTATCCTTACCCATTTCTGGTTTAACCATTTCTTTAGTTCTCCCATCTACTTGCCCTTTCGCTTACCGCCTTTGGACTTTTTAGCATAGTTAGGATCTTTACAGTATTTTGAAGCGGCTAAGTTTGCATAAGCTGAAGGATACGTGTCAAACGTTCTTTTTGCCCAAGCTTTACCTTCAGGGCATATCTTGCTCCCTTTGGATTTAGAGGAAACTTTTCCACCATTTTTATAGTAAGTTAAACCTTTTGGAGTGGATCTACTCTTTTGAGGCGGCTTTGAAATCTGCTGTCGCATCTGTGCCCTGGACATTGCCATAACGTATCTCCATTTGAGTTTTCATAAAATCAATTTGTGAGGCCATGACCTCTGTTCGTTTGTCTACAGCGATTAAAGTTTTAGTGACCCAATCAGCCCAACTGTAACCAACACCTCCAACACCAATTACGAAAGCTGTTACGATAGTTATAGTTACTTGTTTGTTCAACACTTCCACCTCTTCCTAGCTTGCCTCAACCGAGAGTTGGGATCTTTTGCTGCTTTGGGAAACTTCTTCATTTGACCCGCAGATCGAGCACAGAAAGACTTACGTCTCTTTGCGTCTTTACTTCCCTTTTTAACCTTACCAGTAACAGCAGTCTTTAACTTAGAACCGGGATTTTTACGGCGATAAGCTGCAACTCCTGCTTTAGTCATCCCCGCCCCAGATTTAGTGGAGCGGAAATTCTTCTTGTTTCGTTTTGGCATTTTATCGCTTTTGCGCTCTGCCATAGTATTAACCAAACATACCTGTTATTGAGGTTATGTTAGTTAGGGTAATATGACACTCATCGTCAAAGATGACGCCGTGATCTGGAATGGAGACTTGAACCCAGTCACTGGTGTTAAACACCACGTCTAACTGAGTTGCGCCACCACTGCCATTTTTAAACACAACCTGTGGAGAACCAGAACTAGCGGTTTTTACTATAAACGCTTTTAATCTAGTTCGACCACCTTGCAATGTTCCAGTAGCCGTAGCTGTCTTTGCAAAAATAGAAGCAGCCATTTAACATCTCCTATTAAGGTTGAACAGCAGTATTAAAAGCCTGAGCATACATTACTGTTATAACAACTGATCCCGCATTCGTACCTGCGCTTGAGGTAGCTGTTAATTTTAAATCGGATG